CTGCAATACCACCACCAACAGAAGCTAACCAAGCATTTTCTGTATAGTGTTCAGCAAGTTCACCTCTACTGTCACCAACATAACTTAAAAAACAAGAGATAGGCATACCTCTTTTAGTACCTGCATTACTTAATATAGGAGTAGAAAACATACACCAAAGATTAGAAACATATTCATATATTCTTTGTGCCATTTCATCATTATCAGAAAAGGCTTTAGCCGCTCTCATAAAAGCATCTTGAGGTGACTTCTCATCAGGTAATAAATACCTATCTTTTAAAGTCGTCTTGCCGAAGTCTGTTAGTAAATTGTCTTTTTCGTAATCCATTATTTTTTAAATTGTCCTGTGTTGGGTGTGTTGTTTGCTATATCATCAAAAAATTTTTCTGTTTCTTTATCTATAGGTTCTAAGTCTTCTTGTAATTTTTCTGATTCTGTTTTTTCTTTTTGTTTACGTTCTGCTGTTTGTCGTTTTGATTCTTTATATGATTCGTTCAATTCTTTTTTTTCTTTCTCAGCATTTTCTAAGAAATCATTTTCATCTTTTCCAAATATTCTAGCCCAACCTTCTTTATATTTTTCAGTTGGGTGATGTATTGGATTTCCTGCTAAATTACGATTTTTATTATTGTAGTCATATTTGCCCATTATATTCTATTTTCTTTTTTTAATCTTTCTTTTAATTTTTCTTTTTTTCTTTTTAGTTTTCTTTATTAATGTAATTGGTTTTCTTATACAATGAAATAGATATATAAATAAAGATACCAAAACAAATATAAATGCAACCATAGATACTGCTAAGAAAAATGATAAATAACAAATCTGAAACACATCTGATACTAACACAAGTTTTTCTTTTTTATTACTGGCTAATAGAATACTTGCATCAGGCTGATATAATTCCCACATAATAACTTTATGTGTTGTAACTAACTCAGTTGACGTACCATCAAAGTCGTGAGCAATAGTTTTACGAACTAACTTTTTAAGTTCTTGAGCTTTCTTCACATAATGATATGCGTGAGTTTTAATATCTTTATCTGTTGTTAGATAAGTTGTTAAATCTACACCACTATATGCTTTTGCATAAATATTATTACTTAATGCTAGACTTGAACCACTAGATAATAATGAAAATCCACTACAACCATTTAATAAACTAAGAAGGAGAATTAATCCTAATACTTTTTTCCCTATCAATCGTAACATAATTTATTTCCTTTGGTTCAAATTGTTTTAAAGAATCAAAGACAATGCTTTTGTCTAAATTACCACAAGAATACACATCTAATTGTAGTAAAGCGGGACAACTTTCGTCCCAAGTATGCACAGCTATATGTGAAGTATTTAAAATAGCTAAACAAGTTAGTCCTTTATTACCTTTATCATTTACATAATGAGCCATAGGCTGACCTAATATTTTCATACCTATTGCTTTTATTAATTTCTTTATCCATTTTTTTATAAAACGAATATCTTGTGGTGGGTTGTTTACTTTAGCTCTTATAATTATCTGATTATGTTTAACCATTTTTATATATAGCTTTCATTGTCTTCTCAGCTTCCTCTTCTTGTGTCTGTCCAGTAAGTTTTAATTTTATCTTTCCTTCAGGCTGTGTTTCCTGTTCTATTAATAAATCAATATACTGTTTTGCTTTCTTTAGGTCTTCTATCTGTGCTTCTTTAGTGTCGTGTTTATAACGCCAACGACAAATATATTTAATAGCATTACCTTCAGCATACGGAATATTATTCTGCATAACAAAAGTAATAGGTTCTATTTTAAATCTAAAGTAGTGAGGTGGGTGTTTTATTTTATCTGCCATAACTTCACCCTTCCAGTTTTCTTATTGTATTCTTTATGTCTAAGAATATGTGCAACTCTAGCTTGTTGTAAAGCCTCTTTCTTAGTAAATCCTTTAGATTTATAAGCTCCAACAACGATTTTCCATAGCTCTAAAAGGGGTACATTAGTGTACTGCGAAATCATTTTTTCAGCAGTTTTAACGCCCACATTTGGTAGTCCTGCATAACCATCGGTAGAATCACCTGCCAATGTCTGTATCATAAACCAATAATCAGCTAATCTTTGAGGTATATCTTCAACTGTTTCCCCATCTCTACTAACTTTAGCAGGAATTTGTTTCATATCTTTATCAATAGAAACAATAATCCTATCTTCAGTAGGGTGTGGTTCAGTTGCCATTATACCCATAACATCGTCAGCTTCTAAATTTTTCCACATAACTCCATTATGTTTTTTCATAACATAGTCACGCAAAGCATTTAAAACCATAGGTTTACGTCTGTCTTTACGATTATCTTTATAACTCGGAAGAATATCTTTACGAAAATTATTCTTATCAGTTAGAGCACAAATATAATCATCAGCTTCTAAGGTAGAACCTAACTCATTTATCTGAGCATCTACTTCAGCCATACACGTCTTTTCATCACAGTGTAATGTCCAAAATCCATCACCCCAATGTGTACTTACTTCATTGGAAGTGGCTATCTTATATATTAATATGTCACCATCTATTAATAATACTTTATCTTTTTTTTTCATTTTTCTTCTCCTTGTTTTGGGGTAAATTTTTTTGGTCAAATATTTCGGCTAATGGGACTAACACAAACCTACTTCTAAAACCATCACCACCATTTTTTATTTTGTTAATATATTTTTTAACTAATTTTTTAACAGTAGAAACATCAAATATTAATCTACAATAATCTTTGTCTCCATTAGCTAATATATGAACCCAATAGTCTGACTTAGTAGCCGTTATACCTGATGGTTTACCATTACACTCTACTTCTATGGCTATATTACCAGTTTTAAACCACCAATCACGTTCAGTCTTTACTTCTAACTTTCCTTCTTTTAATATTTTTTCAATACGATTTTCTCTGTCTTTACCATATTTTAAATCAATATCAAATTTGCTATTTTTTATCAATGTGTTTCACTCCAATTATTACCTATTTTATATTGTCCAGTTAAAGGTAATCTTAAATTGAAGTGTTTTCCAGTACGTTCAATAGATTCTACAGCTAACTTTCCGATTTTCTCTGCGTCTTCTTCAAGACATTCAACTTGTATTTCATCGTGTACCCAAACAACTTGTTGAACATCATTATATTCTTTAACAGCTTTGTTAAACTCCACTAACCACTGCTTACAAACTATAGCTCCTGCACTTTGTAAAAGTGAATTAAGTGAAGCGTGAACTGAACGAATTTTAATCTGTCTTTTATCAAGACCTACTAAATATCCTCTCTCAGCCGCTTGTTGTACTTGTGTTAATAACTTACTTAAAGCAGGAAGATTATTTAAAAATCTTTCTCGTATCTTCTTAGCTTCTTTCATTGTCTTACCAGTTACTAACGCAATCTTTTTTACACCACCACCATATAGGAAACAGTAGTAAAATCTTTTTGCAAGGTCTCTTGAATCTAAACCTGCTAATTCTTTTGTTTCATTATGTATATCACCATTTAAAACTACTTTAGCATATTCACCTTCATCAAACTTAGACATAAAGTGTGCTAATAATCTAACTTCTAATCCTGATATATCTATACCTACTAATTTTTTTCTTTCAGGAACAGTAAATAAACTTCTACATTCTTTTCCATAAGGGACACCAACACTAGGTACTTGTCCTAAATTTGGGTGTGAGTGACTTGCACGAGCTGTTACTGTAGAATTAGTATTACAAGTTCCGTGTATTCTACCATTAAATTCATTCTTTAACCACGCTTGAGCTCCTGTCGCTAACTGTCCTATTCTTTTATCTAATAAAAAATGTTCACATAAAACTTTGGCTTCAGGATATGGAAGACTAGATAAAACAGTTTCATCTAACTTAGGCTTACCATCATTAGTATATTCTTGAGGTTTCCATTTGTGTCTTTCAATTAATCTATCCGCTATGTGATGTCTTGAACTAGGATTAAAAGTAATTGTTTTCTCTTTATAAAAAGTTTCACCTTTAACATATCCTCTAGCTTTGTTATTAACTTTAGGTATAAATGGTGTACGTTCTAATTTAGGTGGAAACAATTTTTGTAAATCATCTTCTAGTTCTAAACGTCTAGCATTTAATTTAGAATATAATTTAACTGCTTCCTCTTTATCAAACATAAAACCATAACGCTCTTGTTTGAATATTAGAGTTGCTACTTCGTGTTCTAACTCCATCGCCTGACAAGAATAACCTCTACGTTCTATAGTTTTATACAAAGTATCAGTCACCTCAACATCTTGAATACAATAATCCAACATCGCAGGACTATATTCTTTCCAGTCAGTATCAAAGGCTTCCTTGTATTCGCCCACCCTATATCCCCACGCTTTTAAGCTGTGTCGTCCTATACAATTAGTAGGGAAGCCTTTTCTTTGAAAATCTCGCTCCTTTACATCAGGGTAAAGTAAACGAGTAGCTACTATTGTATCAAAAACCTTGCCTTTAGGTTTAAAGTCATAAAACTTTTTTAGGACTGGAATATCAAATTTAATAATATTGTGTCCAATAATTAAATCTGCTTTTTCTAATTCTTCTACTGCTTTATCATTATTTAATTTTAAAATTTCATTAGTATCAATATTTTTTAATACTATACAATGTATTTTAGTACATTGATTTAAAAAACCATCTGTCTCTACATCAAAACAATATTTCATTTTTTGTTTAATTCCTTTAATTCTTTAGCGTGTACTAAATTATCAAACTGGTGGTCTTCTTTAGCTCTAGCTAAATCTGCTTTAAGTGTTTCATTTTCTTTTTGTAGTGCCTTCATTTCAGGACTATTCAAATTAACTGCTTTAACTAATGAAGTTTCTAATTGAGCTTCTTGTACTTTTTTAGTAAGCACTTCAATTTGTTTTGTTAAATCTAAATCTCCTCTATCATCAATCATATTTTTATTCTCCTAATTTTTAATATATTTACTGTTGGCATTGTAGTGATATTCCCTACATCACCTAATGTTCCATCATCATTAAAATTAACATCACCTGCAATTATATGCACATCTTTGTCTGCTTTAATGAGCCAACCTACTGTGATACAAATTGTTACTTTACTTGCTTTAGCTTCTTTTAAATTTAACCAAGCTGAATTAGAATTTATATCTTTCCAATAAACTTGGACAAATTTTGCATTAAATATTTTTTTATTTATTTTTGGGAATTTCATCAAAATATAATCCCCACTATTAGTAAATATAATATTATAAAAGAAAACATCGCTACTAACATTTTATCTTCAGGAAAATTTCTCATTGTAATGTATGTAATCTAACCTCAACTCTCCAAGCCGCCATCTCTCCATTCATAGCCATCTGTGTTAAAGCATCTTCCATCATAAAAGCGGTGCTCTCTCTTCCAACATCTAAATAAACGTGTTTATTATATTTTTTAGCTTTACCTATAGCTTCTAAAACATAAGCAGTCCATTCTATAGCTTTTGATTTTTTAAAAAGTGGATTAAAACTCATCAGACACATCTCCTTTTACTTCACTTAAACAACCAGTCTTTAAATCATAATAAAGATTACAAGCGTGACCAGTTTCACCTGAAAATCTATTCTTTAAAATATTTACTTGAGCAAGATTATTTTTGGCTTGTAAATTTCTATTCATTGAAATAATTATATCGGATAGTTGAGCAATACTTTGACTACCTCGTAACGCATTTAAACCAACACTCTTACCATCTTCAAAACCTTTGTCTCCCTCTGAACGTCTAAGATGTGATACTAATATTAAACCAATACCAGTTTCTTCTACTAGCGTTCTTAATTTTTGAACAGTATAATCAATTAGTTTTCTTTCATCATTTGTATGTGCATCACCTAATGCTGACAATGCCATATGTAAATGGTCTAAGACCACAAAATCTACTCCACACGCTTTCGCTAAATATCTTATTTTAGATAATAAATTATCAGCAAGAGTGCTACCAAAATGATTGTAGAGATAAAATTTCCCGTTACCAATCGTTGTTTTAAAAACATTTTTAAGTTCACTTTCATTTGTCCCTTCTCTAGTTAGATGCAAAGGTTTTTTAAGAGCAACTCCCATAATTCCTAGAGCACTACGCTTAACACTTTCTTCTAAAGCTATATAACCTACACTAAATTCTTTTTTTAATAAATGTAATGCAACGTGTCTACAAAATGAACTCTTACCTATACCTGTACCTGCGGTAATTGTAACCAGTTCACCTTTTCTTAACCCGTGTGTTTTTGTATTTAAACATTCAAATGGGTAAGGAACACTTACATAAGTATCTTCTTTTTTAATTTCATTCCATAAATCTGCACCTAAAACTATTCCATCAGGTCTATATGATTTACTAGACCATATACAATCTACTAATTCTCTAGTCTTATTAGCTAATAACATTTCATTAGCGTCCTTTAAAGGAAGACTACATATCTTAGCTTTGTTAGGTGAAAATAATTTTGCACATTCTATAGCTCCTTGTTTACCTTGTTCGTCTTGGTCAAACATTAAAACTACTGAATCAAATCCTTCTAAAAATTCTAACTCTCTTTGAATATCTTTTTTAGCTCCTTGTGCTCCACTCTTAACACTTACTACTGGAAATTTATTTGAATTAATTTTTGATACACTAAGACAATCAATTTCTCCCTCAGTTACAATAATCATTTTACCTTTATCTCTCCAAAGATGCTGACCAAATAAACCTGATTGTCTTGCGTCCCCTAGCCATTGAAAAGTCTTATCAGGGTTTCTTAATTTTTGTGCTACTAATTTTTTATCTTTATCATAATAATTTGCTATCTGAACTGGTCTTCCAAACCACGCACCAGTTTGATAATTAAATTTTCTTACTGTGTCTAAATCTATTTTTCTTTTTGTTAAAGGAGTAAGTTCTCCACTTATAAATTCTTTACTTGTTTTTTCTTTTACTGGTTGTTCCAAATCATTTCCTCTTGTTGTTGTGTTACACGAAAAACAATAAGAGTGACCATCATCATAAACTGAGTTAGCGTCTGACGAACCACAATTATTGCAGGGCGTGTGATATAAAAAGTTACTTTCTTGTTTTTCCATAAAAATTTTCCTGTTAAATATTTTCCCCTTGAGAGCTTTAGCCTCACAATTTCAATCATTTAAGACTTTCCGTTGAGTATTATATACTCTCTCAAGGGGTACAAACAAACTACCTCAGCAATTCACTTACGTTAAAATGCG